CTATCATCAAAAAATCTTCTTGCTACTTTTCTTTTTAATAAAAAATATTCACTAACAAATTTTGCTAATTGTGGGCTTATTGCTTTTTTTAATACACTATATTTATTTTTTTTAAAGTTCATATACCGTAATTAAAGCTAATGCTTATTCTTCTTTCTTTATTTAAATTAGGTTTAACAAAATGTTCTAGATTTGCAGGAAATAAAATACATAAATTTTCTTGAGGACTGACTCCCCATACACTTGAATTATATTCATTATATTTAGTCACGCTTTTTTCATCATACATTAAACCAAGTACTTGATCTTGTCTGTTAAAAACAATTTGTCCACAATCTTTAGGAGTCTCTATATAAAAAACACCTGAAACAATTGTCTCTAGACGACGACCAATATGGAAATGAGGTATATTAAATGAATCTTGATAATTTATATTATACCAATAATCTTGTAAATTTAAAGTATGTTGATAATTTATTTTATTTTTAATTTTTTCTACTTGTGTGTTTAAAATATCAAATAAAGGTTTTGTATAAGAATTAGGTTTATGAAAATTTTTACTTTGCCATCCACCTTCATTACTTAATATTCTACCTTTTTTATCCTTTTCTTTAGTTTGAATTATATGTTTACTTAAAGGAGATAAATTAATATTTAATAGTTTCATATATAAATAATAACTAAAAATATTTGTAAACATTTAATTAAACTTTCTTTTCTTCTTTTTTCATTGAGCGTTCGTTAGAAATACTAGTAGGAACAGCTTGTATGTTCCAATGGATAAATCTAAAAGGATCTAATCCATAATCTACTGGATATTGATGGGGTGTATAACCCGGAATTAAAATCATTGTTCCAGGTTTAATTTTATAATGCACTGCTTCATTCGCAAATGAAACTTTACTTCCATCTTTTTGTGGAAGTTTAGTCATAACTGCTCCAGGTCTTGGATCGTGTAAAACGGGTACTGATGTTCGTTCAGAACATTTTAAAAAATAAAACCCTGATACGTGTTGATTCCAATGCTGATGGGTATCGTGGTGTCCAGCACCTTTTTTACTAAATTCTTGCACCCAACATTCAGTAAAGTGCAAACTATGATTGCTTATATCAAAACCACACCAATCTAAAAATTCATAAGAACGCTGACCACAAAAATCTACAAATTCTTTAGCTTTAGGATCAGCATTAAAAGATTCAGAATGATTGGATAAACCAAAATCTTCTAGTTTAGCATTAACTTTTTTATTTCTTTCTTTGATGGTTTTAGCCATTACAGTTTTCTTTGTTTTTTTTAAATATCCATCTGTTAATTTTAACATTAGCTTTAGAAAATAAGGTGCGTCAGCACTCCAAACAGGTGTAGCAAAATACTGTGAACTATGAAATTTTATATTATTACTGTGATTATTTGTTCCTTGCATATTATTTAAAAGGCCAACCTAGATTCCAATTCACTAGACTGTACCTTACTCCTTTCGTTACGGGTTTAACTCTGTGCCACACAAAGCTAGGAAAAACAATAATAGACCCTTTAGGGGCAATCTCCTTCGCAATTTGTGTCTTTCTTTTTTTATCGGGGTCGTTTTGTCTAAAATCAAACTCTAATTCACCCCCTGTATATTCTTTAGGATCAGTTAAAGAAACTGTTACGGATAATTTTCTAATTTTTCCTTTGGTTGGCCCTTCTTCTGGATAAGGTTTATCCCAACTATCACAATGCCAATCATAGTATTGACCTTTTTGATAAATTGTAAATTGACACGACTCTGTCCAATCCCATTGAAAATTCCATCCTGCCAGTCGATTTGCCATATGAACATAAGGTTGTACTTCTCTATAAACCCAACGATCATTAAACCAGCAAATATTAGAATCTCTTTTCTTTTTTAAATCTTTTAATTCTTTTTTGGTTAAAGGCTGTGTTTTTAAATTTCTATCTCTCCCCAGGCCACCCGTAATGGCTACATCCTTTTTTATCGCTTTACCATATTGAACAATCATATCGCAAATTCTATGTGGAATGGCATTACTCCAATAATAATAGTAGTTTGTTAAATTCATTTAAATATACTCATAAGTTGTTGTTAAAATGATATTCATTTGTTGAGATTTATTCGGAGCAATAAAATACTTTTGAGTGCTCGGAAACATAACAAAAGTATTGTTCTTTAAAGGCAGATGCCACGTTCTTCCTTTTCTTCGGTTATCATCATATTCAATAACAACACCCGTAGAATCTTTACCTACATCGACGCCATAAATAAAAGTATAATCTGGAGCATTTCTTAAATCAACAGGATCAACAGTATTTCTTGAAAAAGATTTTTGATTATATTCATACACATTCCCCCAGTTTAATTTAAGGACCAATGTTTTACCATATTCAACTTTGAAATGATCTCGAACATAATCCTGTAACCATTGATGAGCTTGAGAATATTCCAGTTTATAATCCACATAAGAATAATCTCTAATATTATTACTTATTCTTTTTTCTTTAATAAAAGAGTCTAAGATACTATTTTTAATAGTATCTCTTTTAATTTCAAACCCTTTAGGGGTTTGAATCTCACCATAATATAAATCGATTTCCGATAATACTTTCTTTTGCATACCTATAAAGTATGTAATTTAATTGGATCGAAATGTCAAGATTGTTTAATTAACGAGCTTTTTTGTCCCAAGCACCTGAAGACTCATTCCACTCATATTTATGAGTGAGTTCTTCACCACCTGTTAAGGCAGGTTCATCACCGATTGGCGATTGCCATCTTGCGTCTGAAGTATTAATAACCCAGCTCGCATATGGTTTTTTACCAATAAAAATATCGTTATCTTCATCGTAAGTCATACCAATTCCTGCGTAATTACCTCTTAATGCTTTAGAGTTATCACCTGAGCGGTGAGTGTTTCCTTTTGTATTATAAGATGTTTTTTTCCAAAGCGGCCAGTTGTGGATTCTTTCCAAAAACTGTCTGCCTACTTCTTCATCTTCTACACCATCAGCATTCAAACAGTCACTGTCGTTTACAACGTGAACGGCTATAACTTTATTATTTGCTCCTAATTTTGCGAAATGTGCCATAATGTTTCTCCTTATATTATACTTATATTAAATTGTAAATCCATCATTATTTATTGATATTTATACCTTATCATCACTACACCTGAACCACCATCTGGTGCTGGATTACCATTTGATCCACCGCCACCGCCACCAGTATTTATTGTACCACCTGCCGCTGAACCGCCTCCTTGTCCTCCACCACCTTCGCCTCCTGGAATGGTTCCTGGATTTCCTGGAAAACAATCTGATGCACCACCACCAGCAAAATATCTTGTACTACTTACTGTACCTGGAGTTCCATAAGATGGGGCTGTCGGACCAAAAAATGTATCATCTATATAAGAACCATTTCCACCGTGACCTGTATTTGGTTGTGGAACCAGTCCTGGACCACCAACTTCTCCTGCTCCTCCACCTCCACCTCCTGAATAACTTGGACCACTTGTATAATTACCTGTTCCACCATTCTGTCCTTGTGGAGGACTGACTGGAGGGGTATTACCCGCTCCTCCTGCGTTAACAGCACAGTTATAATCTCCACCTCCCCCTGAACCTCCAGCGCCAGCAGCACTATCACCAGGGTTTTGTCCACCTGCCACACCTCCTCCTGCAGAGGTTATTGAATCAAAAGTTGAAACAGCACCATTTCCACCACTAGGTGCTCCAGGACCACCACCACCCACTGCAATTGGATAAGCTGTTGCGGTAACAATTATACCTGTAGGAGCTGCTAAAGGTGAAGTTGTTGGGGCAGGTAAACTCCAAGCATTTGATGTTCTAAATCCTCCAGCTCCAGCACCTCCTCCATTTGCTCTGGCTCCTCCACCACCTCCTACTACTAAATAATCTACGGTACTGTTGGCATCATTACTGCCAATTGCTGATACCGTAAAAGTTCCATCACCGGTAAAAATATGAGTTTTGTAATCCCCAGAAGTTATAACGGTATTACCACCTGATGCTGTTATAAAAGATTCTGATCCCGTTGGACTTGTAGTGACTGATTGTTGAGTTGTTAACCAACCTTGTGTCGTATCAACATAAACTAAAAGAAGTGAACCACCTTCATTTTCTATAGGTGGATCAGTATCATTGCCGCCACCAATTTTATCTGAACCATTTGCATTTAAAGTAACTGCGTTATCATCCCAAGTCCCTGCATAATCTTTTAAACCTACGATAGCTCCTGCAACACCTGCAGGTAAATTAACTGTTATTGCTCCCCCTGTAGTATTAACAAAATAACCATTACCACTAACGGCTGTAAAAGTTGTTGTTTTAATATTAGAGGTATCCCAATTTACAGATCCACTACGTCCAAAACCTGTTTGGGACGCACACGCACCTAGAGCAATAGTATCTCCAGCTTCTCCTAGAGTTACTGTTGTTCCTGATCTTGGTGCGATTGTGTTTACTTTAATTTTGCTCATTAGACGAT